ATGGAAGAAAAAACATATCCTGAATATTTTATTTTCCAAGTCCTCACTCCCAAGCACCAATCATTTTTTTTCAAGTGTATAAGTCTGGATAAGGCTAAGAAGAAACTTGAAATGATGGATTTCGCTAAGGAAGATAGGTTTATGGAGGAACTAAAAAAATATTCCTATCGTGACATGGAAATTCATCAGTTGATGAAAATGACAAACTTGTCAGCAAGCACACACACAAAAGAACTGAATCATCAAATAGATAGATTCATTCAGGAGAAGGGTATAGAGAAACTACTGAATGACCGGAAAAACTACCAATCAACTTCCAGAACAAAAAAAGCAAGTGTCCATGTAAGACTTACAAAACCAAACAACAAAGGATTGAGTAATGTGTATTTTGATTACAATTATACAAGTCCAAAATTTTCATATTACCCAATTCAAAAAATTTCTGTCAATCCTGATTTCTTCGATGCGGAAAGAGAAGATTTTGATATTCAGAAAGTGAAAAAGTCTGATTCTACACTTGCATTTTCATATCAGAATATCAACAACAAACTGTCAGTAATAGCTAATTATATTGAAGAATGTTGTGATGATTATATAGAGAACCATAATATTAAACCTGAAAAAAATATATTAAAGGACTTGGTAGATAAAAAGTACATGAAAGTCTTTGGTAATTTTATCGCTGCAAAAAAAGGAGTGAAGAAGATTGAAAAGAAAGAAGAAGAACCACCAAAAAATTCAATATTGGAAGAAATCAGAAACTATATAGAAGAAAACCCACGCCTAATTACAAAAGGTACATTGTACAATTACAAGAAAATGGAAATGACTGTAAAAGGTTTTTTTAAGGATAATCCTCAATACTCATCATTAGTTGAAAAATTTAATAAAAAAACATGGGACGCTTTAAAATCCTACATGGTAAAAATAAATGACAAAAAAGGAAGAAATAATAAGACGTTAAATAGTCAGTTACAATTATTGATTAGCATTTTAAACTATTCTGACACAAAAGTAAACACAAAAAAGTTTGACAAATTCAAAGAGTTAAAAGCACACATTGAATTTATTTCAGAAGAGGAAATTAAAAGACTGTATGATTATATACCTCCTTCAGTAGATATGTGTTTATTTGAAAAGTACCAAAGAGGTAAGGTAACATTTCAGGAAGTTTATACTCTTTTCCATTTACCAACAAAGGAGGAAAGAATAAAGTTTTTTGAAGAAAAAGGTATAAAACCCTCTTATTTTTCGATACATCAAAGTAAGTACAATCTGTATGATAAAATAATAGAAAACCCTAATATTGAACCTGTTAAAACTTATCAGCATATAAAAGATATATTATTATTCCTTTTTTATACTGGTTTACGTTGGTCTGATTACTTAGCTTTCAAAAAAAGTAATATAATAGATAAGAAAATGGAAGATGGTACTATAAGAAAAATACTGACATTAATTCAGAAAAAAACCCGGTCAAATGTAAATATACCTCTCAATAGTGTAGCTCTTGAAATATTGGAAAAATACAATTATAGACCTCCAGTAGCAACAAACAAATTTTACAACACATTTATCAAAAGTTTTTTTAAATGGTTTGGTGGGTTTGATAATAAAGTAACAGTTAAACAGCTATATGGTACTGAGGTTGTATATGAAGAGTATTATAGGTATGAACTTATAAAAATACACAGTACAAGACATAGTATTGCATCAGCATTAATTGAAAAAAATGATGTTTATACCGTTCAAACTTTTCTTGGACACGCAAGTCCCCGAACTACTGAAATATACTTGCACAAAAAAGAAGATGAAACTATTAATAAGTTATTTAATAATTTGAATGATATGAGTAAATAAATCAATACTGATAAATCCATAAGGGTAAAGTCAATGATTTTACCCTTTACTTTTTATTTTTTGCTGGAACTACTTACAGCAAAAAAATTCAATAAATAATATCTTGAAATTTTACCATGTCCCCATTTTTGGGGAGGTCATTATCAGATAGTTGCAAAATACATTCTTGTAATTGTCTAATAATTACTTTTTATTGATGCTGTTAGTAAGCAATTCGAGTAAGTACGTTTTCACGCTGGAAGTATCCTGCAAAATTGTCAGCATATTTGTTTCAATTTTATCTAACCTCTTATTTATTTCAGAAAATTCTTTTTCAGTTTTTGCTTCTAACTCGTTTATTTCTTTCTCAAAATTTTTTTCATTCTTGCTTTCTCTTTCAGCATCCTTTTGAAAATTCTCAGATAATTTTAACTCTAATACCATTAGCCTGTTATCTTGTTCAGTATCTTTTGCATCCTTGCTTTCTTTTCTCTTGAAAAAATTATGAATGAATATTGATATGAAAGTTACTATTGCCCCGATGAGCAAATAAAAAAATAATTGTTCGATTGTGCTATTTTGTGTAATTTGAAGAAGTATCATGATACTGAAATGTTTTCTAATAAATAGTCCGCCACTTCATTTTTCAGTATATTGAGTTCTAATTTTTGCTTGTTAATCATCAATACTAAGTCTTCAAGAATGATTAACACCTCATCCAAATCTTCTGAATAATTATCTTTCTTAATCAGTTTGATAAGCCGGATAATGTCTTTAATTTCAAGCAAACTAATCTCTGCAAACCCTTCCAACTTACAGGTTCGAGCTTTAAAGACGTGATTATTCCAAAATTCTAAGTTGTAATTTTCCAATGCTGAGGTGTTTCTAATAAATACATTCAGCACATGAAAAAAGGGTTCTACAATCATGTAGACCCATAAAATATATTAACTCTCTGACTATCAAGTGGCTTATTTTTCAGCCTGGCTATTTCAAAACATAACTCTCTGAATATCACCGGCTCAAAAATGAGCCGACACTATTTTATTAATTCAGGGTCATTTTCAGTATAATGCAACTGCAATTTTTTCAAAAGCGGTTTCAGTATATAATCATAAGCTGAAACTGACAAAAGCGAACTGATTAACAATCTTACAATCTCATACTTCGCAAAATGATAAAACAGAACAGAGTAACAAAATGCTATGATTAGTGTCGTAAATATTTTCATTCTCTGACTGATATTGTTAGGGAGTATCAATTTTATAGCTATATAGGTACTGAAGATTATTGCTAATATCACATCCAGATATATCAGTTCATTTATTTTATTTATTAATTCGTTCATATTTGTTTTGTTATATGTTTTTTATTTAAGTGTTTGATTATTAGTTGCTCCTTACTATTCGGGAGCAAAAAAGTACAATATTTAGGTACTGATAAAATCATAAATGATAATCATGTGATTTTATCAATACCTTTTTATCCGAAACTAAACCTGTGTGCGTAATGGTCACACCATAGTTCAATATTATTTCCGCCTGAACTTTTTTCTAAAACGAAATAAGGTTGTACGGCTAAAGTTGTGCCGATTGGCAGGTTTGTATTTATGCTTGTTGTGCTTGTTGCGTTTGTAGTTTGGTTAATAAGTGTAACAGTTGCTAAACTGCTTGTAATATCAAGTAAAAGTGTGTACCATGTCGCAGCACTTACAACAAGTGATGTATTAGTATATACAGTACTACCAGAACCAGCTCCAATTCTCCAGTTACCATTATTTTGGTTATCAGTATATTCAGCAAAAATTCCTCTGCTTGTACTGGCTGCAACATCAGTATTGATTAATCCAACCCTGACACTAAAAGTATTTGCTGAGGTACTTAATACTGGAATATAGAAAGAATACAGTTGTTCTAATCGCTTAGAACCTATTACAATACTGTTAGCAGAAAAGTTATTATTAAGCTTGCTATAAACCCTTCCTGATGTGCCTGTACCAGTCTGCAAAACGTGAATTCCCTGATAACCTGATTGAGTTGTTAATGTTCTACCATTACCGCTACCCCCAGTTTCCCAGTTTACAAAAGTTAAAAGGTCGTCACTGAATATTTGTGTGTTATATAAGTCAATTAGCGAAGGAGTACGCAAAACAGTACTACCACTTATACCGTAACCACTTAAAGTAGTTGGTGTATTAGTAATTTGATTCCAAGTATGTGTATGACCAGTATTAGTTAATTGACTTAAACTATGTGTGTGACTACTTAATGAATAACCATTTAATAAATTAATTGTCTGACCAGTTGTATAAGCATCAGTAATTCCATAACCACTAAGAGTAGTTGGTTTATTAGTAATTTGATTAAATGAATGAGTATGAGAAGACAAAGAATAACCAGCTAATAATGTATTAGTTTGACCAGTAGTATAAGCGTTTGTTATTCCGTAACCGCTTAATGTAGTTGGTGTATTAGTAATTTGTGACCAAGTTACTGCACTTACTGATGAGCTTGTACCTGTCAATCCTGAAATCCTTGTTTGTACATACTCTCTTGTTGCCAGAGTCCCATTTTCAAAAGGTAGAGTAAGATTAGCAGTTACAGTAGTTGCTGAGGATTGTAAATTCAGTACATTTTCAGGTGTCAGATTAATACCACCACTTACAGATGAATTTGATTGGTTTGTCTTATAAAATTGTAATCCAGTATTAGAGAAATTACTCCAATCCTGTGAGGTTGCACCAGTAGCAGGATTAAATGATAATTGTGTACTGAATAATCTTGCATTTCTACCAGCAAGTGATTTATCATTAATTCTTACTATATCACTTCCAAGTTCAATATTAAAAGCACTACCATCAAAATATTTTTTTACACCTGATGGAAGTGTTTGAATTGTGTTTGTAGTTACGTAACCTGATAATGCTGTATTTCCTGTTACAATTGCATTTTGAAGTTTATTCAATGCAGTGTTTAAACTGTCAGTACTTTGTATGTTTCCAGTATTGCCGGATGCTACATAATTAAGTAGTATTTGCTGATTAAGTTGATTTCTAAGATAAGCGTATCTAAATCTTCTTATCAATCCTGAACGAGTGAAAGCGAAATTGTCAGTTGCTTGTAATCCTCCTGCACTCTCTTCTGTTAAGCTGTCAAAAGCTAAATTTGTAGCGAAATTATTATTTACATCAATACCCTGATAGATACCAGTTGTGGCTGGGTCATTTGCTGAAATATTAAGGTTAATAGTATTACCTGTTACTGAAATTCCAGTACCACCACTATACGCTACAAGATTATTTACTTCATTTTTAGTATAAGCATCTGTTATACCATATCCACTAATAGTAGTTGGCTTGTTAGTAATTTGAGACCATGTTACAGCACTTAATGAACCTGTACCACCACTGAAATTAATGTAACCTGATTGCGTCCAGATTAATTGTTTACCATCAATTTCTAAGAAAGCGTTATCATCTTCATTTATACCGAAATACGCACTTTTGCCTACTAATCCGGTTGTTGGGCTAATATCCATAAAGCCCAAACTAAAAGTTTCACCCGTAGAGGTGTAACTTGTTTCAATGAAACTTAACGGACTGAGAATTTTCAGGGGTTCTGAGTGTGTATGTCTGCCAGTAAAATAATAATCTAAACTCGTATCAAAAGTTGAACCCGATACTGAACCTGTACCACCTGTAACGCTTATAACATTTCCACTAATCACAATACCATTTCCGGCAACCAGTTTATTAGCATTATAAAATGTAGTAGTTACATACCCGGACAAAGCTGTATTTATTTGACCGTTTACACTTGCATCAGTCGGAACACCATCTAAGTAAAAATTTTTAAGTGTTTCTAAACTAACTCTCTTATCTTTTTCAGTGTCAAGTCCTTCATTCACATTTACAATGTGCTGTATATGTTCTCCATCTACGCTAACGGTTAAAGGCAGTTCGCTTGTTCTATTGCTCATTTATATAAAAAATTCACTTTTATATAAATAGTTAATTTGATACTAAGAGATTGATTAAATCTGTAATGGTTATTCATTACAGATTTATCAGTAATGATTTATTCAAACTCATAAGATTGAGTTCTACCATCCTCATACGTCTGAACAATTCCAGTTTCGTAAAGCTGACTATTATTAAGAGGATATTTCAGCAATTCAAAAAATTCACCACTTACTTGACGCTGTTTGTCTGAATAAGTCATTCCGTTAAAGGTGAAAAAGTGATTATTATTCCCGTAAAAGTCTTGAAAAATATTTAGTGGGCTGAATTGTCCTAAAATGGTAATCCTTAAATTCTGAGTAGGTTTACTATTCTGAAAACTTATATCATCAGTAATTACATTGAATAGTTTCTTATAGCTTGTTGAGCCTGTAAGACCTGAAACAGATAAGTAGTTCCAGCTACTTGTATTTTGACCTGAAAGGTTTTTTATAGTAGCTGTAAAACTGTCTGAAACGGTATCACCTAACTTAAATTCAAAATTATCCGGTATTCTCTTGTAATTTCCTGAGTTTTCAACCGAATAAGTTTCCTCAGTAGCATAATCTGTTCCTGCTACCAGAAAAGTACTTTCAATACTTTTTATCTTGAAAAGTTGGTAACTGTTATCCGATACAGGTTGAAAAACTGTAAGCTGTAAACTTCCACTTTCGGGAATAGAACTAATATTCATTTCAAAGTCCTGAAATGAATTGGCTGTACTTGTATTAAAAATATAATATTCGTTATTCGATGCTGTGCTTGTTGTCCAACCTCCCAAATTGCTTGAATAATAATAAGTTGTACCGGAACTGTTACCAACCAAAACCAACTGAGTATAAATATCTTTACCGGGTGCTGGAAATGTATCTATACTGTTCAGGATATTTGCAGTTATTTTAATATTAATACCAACCTGAATATTTAATGAACTGTCTGATGGGTCGTAAGGGTTTGGTATGCTTTGCGGTATAGATGCAATTAATGAAGATATTGACTTATTAGTATTATAGTTGAAAGTAGTATTTTCACGATAAAAAAATACGATGTTTCCATCCTTACCGTTTGCTTCTGGTATCACTATATTATTTGCTGCTGTGCTGTAAACAGTCCAGTATTGCAACTTATAATAAGTTGCAAAATTCTGAGTGTACTTGTTAAAATACTTAAAATTCTTATCCTGAAATATACCGTAGTTTCCATAAATCAGTGTTGAATTCACAGACTTGAAAGCAGGTTTCATCTCTTTTGTGCCATTATTCAAAATAATCTGAGGAAGTGTAGTAGTATCATTATTATATATGTTTAATTCAGGGTTAAACAGTTCATAATCAATATAATTATAATCCTCATCGTAATTTCTCAGTATGAAAGGTAAAACACTTTTTGGAACATTTATTATATACCATTTTCCTGAGTGCTGGAAAATTCTAAGCCAAAAAGTTTCTAAAATGGTTTTCAGAACTTCATCACACATGAACTTTTTACCGTTTTCATCTTGAAATGCTCTTGAACTGACTTTGTACTTTTCTAATGTATCACTTTGAAATGTATAACCTGAAAAACTACTATCAAAAATATTTACTGATGTTGAAATAGGTAAATGAAGGTCAGTTTTGGAAATCAGATATTGAAGTAAGTAACTGAGTGTATAATAACCATCTGGCAAGTCAAAGGTTGAAGTTTTCAATTCGCCTAAACCATCGCTGAATGAAATATTTGTAATGTATTTTCCGCTTATATAATCTTCAACAAGCAATTCCGGGATTATATACCCACTGTAAAAAAGCAGACTTTTATCTACATCATCTGTTAAGTCAGATTCTAAGCTACTCTTATAAATATCCAAACGATATTTTCTATTGTCAGATGTAAAAAACTGACTGTATTTGTCTTTTTTGTCGTTGAGGAGTTGGATAGTTGCACTACTGCTTTTTATAGATTCTGTTTTCTCATCACCTTCGTTTTCATACTGAATTAAAAACGGTTCACTTCCTCCAATACAACTTTCACTTGCACCTGCATAATTTGATTGGAGTATTTCTATTCTGGTATATTCCTGTAAGAAATCTTGGTAAACGTATGAGTATAAAGGTAATCTTCTATTGATTGTTACAATATCACTTTGTTGGCAACCTGCTTGTTGTTTGACATTTACAATATATTGTTTTTCTGTGAGATTGGTAAATGTGTTACCAGTCTGAAAATCATATATGATAGTATTATCTAAATCGCATAACTGATATAAAACAGGTGTATTTCTGTTACTTGTAGTCGTATTAACAATCAGATAAGCATCTCTATTACGTCTCATTGATTCTCTACCCACCGCAATATTTTTAATAAGTAAGTCACATGAAGAAGGTTCAGTAATGAGAATTGTAAGAGTTTTTGAAAGTCCTTCCTGAGATGTGATTACAATCGTATAAACAGCCGGAACAAGGTTGAACATGCTATAAGTACTGTAATTAATACTATCAGAGAGTGTAAAACCCGATGTACTACTTACATTTATTTGATATGGTTTAGTAGCTCCTGAAATGCTTAATACTATTTGTCCATCGTTTGAACCCTGATAACTACAATCTTTTTTTGTGTAGGAAACAAGTAATTGAGCCTGACAACTTACTGTAAATTCTACTGGATTACTTATTGCATATTGGTTTCTATCACTTGTTTGAGTTTCTACATAAGTAAGATATGTACCATTTTGCAGGTTTACAAACCTGTTTCCTGATTGTCTTTTTAATTCTACTCCGTTTTGCTCAAGTATGAACCTCAAAGGTGCTGTTACTTCATCATTTACTGAATAATCCAGTAATGCTGTTCCTGTTCCGGTTAAGCTACAAGCAACATTTACGCTCGATAATACAATTCTTCTTGCCATTATTTATACATTATATATGTATAAATAGTAAATCCGCAATGATTCATTCATTACGGATTTATCAGAAAGGATTTATTATTATCTTACTCTGTTTGTTCTACCAGTTGTACGGCTAATTAATGCAACTGCTGTATCACCTCTTAGTACTAATTCACCTATTTCAAAACTTCCACCACCGAAACCTCTATCAGAAAGAATTTTATTCATGTCTGTTCCTGCCGGAAGCACACTTTCGCCCGAATGCAATTGAAAATAATGACCATTCGCCCATCCGGGTACACTTGTAAGTCCGTTTTTATATCCTCCTGAACTTTTCGGCTTGCTGTCTGAGCCTAAACTACTACTCAATGCTTTTGCCAATGAACCAGCTACTACTAATAACCCACCACCCACAATTTTCGGAACACCTGAACCCGGTAATGCAATATTTTCCGCAATACCTATCGCAATGAGCCGTTCACCATATTTTATAGCGAAATCTCCTAATATGCTCAAAATTGCACCTAATGCACCTTTTAGAGCATCACCACCACTTACAAGGTTTGCAACTGCTGATTGTAATCCAGAAGAAAAAGCAGAAGCCAAAGCATTGTCGAAATCTGTTATTTTTACCTGTGTTTCTTCTGCTGTATTACCAAGTGCTTTTAATCCTTCTATTGCCTGAACCTGATTATCTGACAGACTTATATTTCCTGTCTGGTTTTGTGTAGGTACTGAAAGAGTAGGTATTTGCTTGTCTATTCTTTTTTTATTGTCAATCAGTTCAAGTTTATCAGTATCAATATTTGCCAGTTTTTCATATTCTTTCACCAATGCTTTTACAGCTTCACTTTCAGGTTTTAAACCAAGTTCAATTAACTTTTTAATTCCTGCAAGTACTGTTTCTTGCTTTTTGTCTATGATATTAAAACCTTCTCCTAAGTCAGTAAGTACGTTTTGTTCACTATCTAAATTTGCAAGCTCTTGATAAATTCCTTTAATCGTACTTTGTATTTTTTCCTGTTGCTTAACTTGTTCAGCACTTAATCCATTACCTTTTTTCTTAGTTTCAATATTTTTATTTTCAATATCATCTAACTCAGACAAAGCATTTTTTTGAGCATTTATTTCATTAATAAGTTCTTGCTCTCTTTTCTTACTATCTGCTATCTGTCCATCTATTGAAAAACCTCGTCCTCTTTTTCCTTCTAACTTCGATAAGTTTGCCGTTTTTGCTCTTTGGTCTGCAAGTGCTTGCTCTGCATTTAATAACCTATCTGCAAGCTGTACTCTTTCTTGCTGTATGGCTTTCGCTTCTGCATCAACTGCATTTAATTTCTCTTTTTCCTGAATATTTTTTTGAAGCTGCTTAATTTCTTCTTTCAAAAATTCACTTGCATTACTGTTTGCTTTGTTCTGATTATCTGTTTGTCTTTGTTTATCAGTTTTTAAAAATTCAGTAATGGCAGTTATATACTTATTTAAGTTATTGATTCCACGTTTCAGAATTCCATCACCTCTTTCACCAATTACACGAAATAAATTATCGAATGTATCACCAAGATTGCTTATTTTACCCTGAAGTGTTTCAGAAATTGCTGCCATACTGCCACTTACACCTTCAATTTTTCCAAGAGAAATTAGATAATTTTGAATGTCAGTACTGGTATTTTTTACGGTTGTACTAACTCCCTTAAAAGTAAATGTGACTTCATCCCCGCTTTTCTTTGCCTTAATCCCGAATTCTTTAAGTCGTTCAAATTCACCGCTTTGAGCATCTAAAACCGCTTCTGCAAGTTGGTCAAAACTTTTACCTGTACTACTTGCCAAGTCACCCAACGCAATTATTTCGCTTCGAGTTGGTTTGAAACCTCCGTTTACAAGTTTTACAAACGAATCAGTTAATTCCCTGACAGAGAAAGGTGTAACGCTTGCAATATCCTGCAATAATGCCATTTCTGCACCTGCTGCGGATGCACTTCTGAGTGTATTTGTGAGTACTGCATTGAACTTTTGAAATTCACCAGAAACTTCAATTATTTTCTTTCCGAAATCAACGAATGAATCAACCGCAAAACCCGCAGCCAAAGCAGAACCGACTTTTGAAATTTGGTTTTGTAATCCTGATAATGTTTTATTTACATTTCCTGCATCTGCCGATAATAATATTTTTAATGCTCCTATACTTGCCATTTACTGAACTTTATTAATAAATAGTTCAGATGAGTACAATAAAAAGACCCTGACAAAATCAGGGTCTTGGAGGTAATGAATTTAAGAATTGAATTAATTTTTGTTCTTTTTCTTTGTCAATTACAAAACCATCTTTGCGTTTCCCATCGATGATTTCTTGTTTAAGTTCTTCTTCTGACAGATAATCTTTATCAATAATATTTAACTTGAAAAGTTGCTGAGGTTTTATTTGATGTTTCTTTTCAACATTAATATTTACCAGAATTGTACTAATGAATCTGACTTTTTCCCAATCTTGCTGCTGCTTCAGTTTGTAATTGTAATTCATACGAAAGAAGTCAGCCCAACTAAGTTCAAAAAAAGTTTCAGGTAATAATCCCATTACACCGATAGCCAAATCTTTAAGGTCGTCAAATGTATATTCATTTTCCTGCTTTTCCTCCTCATTTGAGGAGGTTAAGAGTTTCCCACCTGTTCAGTATCAACAATATATTTTGTAACTTCTTCTGTATCAATACTATCAAGCCAATCAAGTACAGAATCAAATGTCTCATCAAAATTTTCATTTGCTGCCATGAAACCGCTTTGAAAATATAATACAAGATTATCTATTGTGAGATTGTCAGTACTTAGTACATTGTCCTGCTCCTGAACTGTTAATTTTTTACCAAATTTTTCAAAATACAATTGATTGAATATGTAAGATTGTTTAATACCTTTCTTGAATTTGTAAGTCTTTTCTCCGAATTTTATTGTTTTTACCATTTTTTTAATATCATTTATATTAATAAATAGAGTAAAAACATAAAAAAGTTACTGAAATAATCAAAAATGATTAAATCAGTAACTTTTTAAGTAACTTTTTTCAAGAAAATAATTGAAAATTAAGGATTGTAAGCTAAATACAATTGTCCGTTTCCTGTTATACTTACTTTATAATTTGCACTTCCGCTATCACCAGCATCAATTCCCCAATCTCCAATTATTCCGTAACCGTACCAGTAAGGGTCACCTGAAGTGAGAGAACCGACACGAATTAATGCACTTGTACCTGATGTCAGCATGTTAAACCAGTTTACTGCTGATATGTTTGTTGCTGTTTCGCCACTTGTATATACTTTGTATATACCAGATAATTCTGCTGTCCAGCTTTTATTTCCACTTACCGCTTCTTTCCAACTACCTGATGCTCTACATGTTACGTCTATTGCTTCGCCTTGAACGCTTAATGATACTGAACTTGCACAACCCACATTTGTTAGACCGCTTGTTACAGTTGCTCCTGTTACGCTTGTTAAAATATATACTTCGCTTGCTGATACTATTCTTCCTGCCATAATTTTTTTTGATAAACTTTTTTATATAAATAGTCTTCAAAAAAGAAAAACACTAAAAAAGAAAAGGATAAATCAGTAATGATTTATCCTTAACTTAACAACAACAACTAATAAAAATGGCGTATTAAATAATACAATAATAAATAGTAAAATAATTACGAAACAATCATTGAAATTCTTAATAATCTACGTATAACAGTTTCGGTTTCGTATTCTTCGATTAATCCATTACTACTTACTAAATTAATATCAGTAGCATTAAGAGAATATGTATTCAATACTGAATTAATATTAGTACTTGTAATTCTTTGCAAAACAATATCAGCAACTTCATCAGTAATTTTTCTGCCAAACCCACCAGTTTCAAAAATGCTTACAATATCAATCAGCATGGTAGTTGTATGTAATGTACAATTTCGTGTATTTGAAATATCATCAGTTTGCTCACTTAATATAACGTATGTGTTTTGGCTGTTTACAGGTGCTTTATAATCGTACACCTCTACCTGACTATTATAAGTCAATCCGCTTAATGCAATGTAAAAAGCACTTCTAACCTGAAATAAAATATCTCTCATCCTGTTATTAACTCGTTTAATTCATTTATTATACCTCTTGTTTCCTCCAAAAATGCAGGGTACAAATACGGTCTTGCTCTCATTTTTCTTGTACCAAACTCCACGAATCCAGCATAATCCAAATCACTACCGACTGAGTAATTTGATTGTGCAAGTCTTTGAACTTCAATACTTCCTGCAAGTTTCCCGGACTTTTTCGGTGCAAGTTTCTTCGCTTTTTCTTTCACTTTTTCAGCATTGATTTTCATTACCTTGTCTGTCTTCTGTTTTATCTCTTTTTCAATCTGCTGAAAATTTATGTTTGATGTTAATCTGGCTGTTATCATTTAGTTCTTTTTATATGTTTTAATTTTTAGGTACTCGCATTCATTTTCTGAATAGTTCAGTATGCTATGTATACTGTATTTTTCGTTATTGTACATTATATAATGTGAGTATGTAATTGTTTTGTCCGGTCTTTTACGAATCGTGAATGTATAACTATTATGAAAAGTACGCTGGCTTCCTTCAATCTGAAAATTTTCCTGTTTGCTTTCCATTCTACTATATGTAGAATAGTAGGTAGTAGCACTTACTGAACGACCTCCAGCATTGTCTGTAATTGCAGTTTCCTGAATGAATTGAATATTATATTTGAATTGTGATAAGTCTTTCATATTAGAACCATGCTACATATTTTTCTTGATTAAGCAGTTTGATTGAATCAAAACTTACTTTTATTTTCTCTATTTCCACGCTGTTTTCTCTGTTCTGGTAGAGGTCAGCTATTAATCTCAGTCCGGCAATTCGCAAGTTGCTTGGAATTTGAGCCGTTGAGGTGTAACCGACACTATAAACTATTACCAACTCACTAAACAGGTAAGGATATTTCAGTTTCAAAGTCTTTCCTTTTTCACCACCGGTTATTTCATATTGTGTAGTATCCAGAACAGTTTTTACACCGTTCAGCCATGTAGCAACCTCAACGATATTTTGAACTGGTCTGTACGGAATTCTATATATTTGATTCTTTTGATACCTGACTTCCAGTAACTTCTCACTCAATGATATTTCACAATAGGATTCGATAAACCGTTGTACTGCATATATGAGTTCATTAATAAGTTCATCATCTGCTGTAAAGTCAGAATCAAGTCTAAGGTAACTTTTTGTACTGGCACTTGAAACGAATTGAAAGGAAGTATTCCCGGAAATTATATTGCTTTGCATTTTTACTTGAAATTATATTTTATATAAATAGTATAAAAATCAAAAAGGATAAACCATTTCTGATTTATCCTTTTTGAAAAAAATATATTCACAAAGTTAAAAATGTGCTTAATTATATAGCAAGTTTCACGATTGCCTGAGAGTTTTTCACAGCTAAATAAATATCCGCTTCTGCTCTTAATGTCACTAAGTTTTTCGAGAAGTCATCGGCATCGTAACCAAATTCTAATTTTAATGAATCGCCTTCATGGAATTCAATATAGCTTGAATCAAGAATCATAGCATTACCAACCGAAAACGCTTCACTTGCTACGATAGGAATACCCATAAATGAAAGTACACCGTTTACTTCTGAAAGCTGATATCTTTGATTACTATCCTTCAATAATCTAAGTTTTACAGCATCAGCACATGAAACAAGAATTAAATCAGGACTGTATGAAGCAGTAGTTAATTGAGCATAACCTGCACCAATTCTGTCTAATGCTGTAATAGTTGTTCCAGACGCTACAATTCCGCCTAAAGTTGCACCACTATAAGTACACAAAACGCCTGAATTCCAAAGTCCGTTTGTTGAGTTTACAATGTATGAGTTCTCATTGTTGAAATATTGTTTTGGAACATCTGTTTGATAGAAACTCATTAATGACTTACCATATTTGACGAAATATGACGGAATTTTATAAATTCCAGCGATTACGTCCAATTTTTTCATATTGCTCTGAATATCGTATGAGTTAAGGGGTTTAGACTGACCCATAGTCTGTCCAGTTACTGAATATGATCCTAATACTGATGTTACAGTAGTATAATATGCAATACCTTCCACAGCCGGAACTTTAGTGAAGAAATCTCTCAGTCTATATTTTTGAGAAGGTAAACCTGTGATGCTGGCAGGATTAGCCAAGAAAGTAATACCTGCTGTATTTGATTCTGCTATTGAGTTAGAAAATGTGAAAGTTTCATTTTTTACTCTGAATGAATAACCTGCATTTCTGTTATCCTTTGCAATTTCCTGATATTTTTTGAAAGTTTCTGATTCAAATTCTTTTGCAAGTACATCGTTAAAACCTTTAACTTTATTTTCATCTTCCTTTAATTTAGTAGAGAATTTCAAAGTCAATTCTTTTAATTCTTTTTGAATTGCTTCATTTTTTTCTTTCAATTCTGATACTGATGTATCAGTATAATCTTTTTGCGTTTTCAGCAATAATTCTAATTCTTCTTTTTCCATTATTTTTATTATAATTTTTCTTTTTAATTATTTGTAGATGTTTTTTATTATTTGTTTAACATCTATTTTTTTAACTTCTGATTGTTTAATTTCATCTGCTTTTACGGCTTCTGATTCCTCAGTAGTGATTTTGTCGGCTACTGTATTTGTTTCAGAAGTGTCTTGTAGCATTTCAATCAAACTTTTCAGATTGTTATATTCTTTATTTAATTTTTGAATTTCTTTTTCTGATATTGTATTGCTTTTTATTTTTTCTTTCAGTTTCAAGTAGTTGTATTCTATTTCACTGCTACTTTTCAGACTTACAGTAGTAGCAAAACTATTTGCACCAAGCGTCACAGAACTTACCTCAAACAATTTCACTTCATTTATAAAATATGTGTCTTGTTCTGCTTTATATTCTCCTCTAACTATCTGAAAGCCAATACTATGTTGCAAAAGGTCATTTTTATACATTTCAAGCACATCTTTACCCAAACTTGTATTAAGTATTTTTGAAGTAACAAGTAAACCTTTTTTATCTACCTGAATATCAATTATTTTACCTACTTGATTGTTAAAATTATGCTGATATAAATGCCTGATAATACTTTTTCTTTCCTGTAATGTTTTTGTAAAAGCATTTTCTGTAATTATATCACCATCAGAATCTTTTACGTTAAATACAGAAGCATAAAATGTTACAATACCTTCAACTGTATCAATACTTTTAATTTCCAGATTGAAATTTTTTACTTTATAATTTATTTCTTCTTCAATTTCCACTTATTTGTAAGTATTAATTTATTATAAATAGTATGAAAAAATAAAAAATCCTGAACTGTATAGTTCAGGATTAAAATCATAATGGATAAAAGTTATTGATTTTGTTGAGGTGTATTATTACCTGCCTGAATAATATTGAATTGATTGTCTAAGATTGTGTTATTACTTAATACATATATATCACCACCAGTAATTTCTTCATAGTTCATTTCAATCCTACGTTCATTTACTGACAACCAAAACGCATCTTTCAACCATGCAGCTTTATCTTTTTTGTCTTCATTCAATGCATCTATACTATTATAATCTATATCCAAATAATATGTATTGTCATAGTATTTCTGAATTAGCTTATTGAAACTGTTCAAATACAGCTTGAAAAATGGTATTACACAATCGTTGTATAAGCTCTTTTTCGCTTCTGAACGGTTGTTGTAACTGCTTGAATCATTATTAAATAAAAGACTTGGAAACTTAAAAACATTACAGATATTATCCTGAGAAAATTTTAAACTGTCAAGAATTGCCAAATCGACCGGGCTTAATCCTAATTTTTGCCAGTTAAATGACTGGTTCGTGATTAATATTTTCGACCAGTTATCAATACCTGTAAATTCCTCTTTAAATTTTTGCTTAATCTGTTCAAGCTGTTCAGGAGATAAATTTTTTTCTGGTTCTGTGCTGGCATTACTGAGTACACCCATAACCCCGCTATTTTCATAACTTTTTGCAAGTGCTTCTAAACCAGCATTTTGACTTTGAATTGTGGAAGTTGCACTGTGTAAGAAAGATAATCCGGCAGTCGGGTCGGTTGGATTGAAAGTTTTTGTATGTATAATATTTTCTTTATCAATCGTTTTTCCGAAAACCTGATAATTTTCAACTGTAAAGTAATCTTTTTTCTTTGTACTTACCTGAGATGATGGTAGAATGTAGGCTTCATACTTGTTTTCACTGAATAAGTATGAATTACCATTAAGCAGATACCAACCCAAAAAATTTTCTACAAACTCAATTTTACTTTGTAGCTGATTCGGGTTTTCGTATAAGTCTAAAATTTCGTGATTATATATTTCCTTTATCCGGTCGTCACTGAGTTTTTTGAAAAGTTTAACTTTAATGCTACTTGCAGTTGTTATTATATAATGTATAACACTAAAAACGTAAATATTGTAAAGAAAACCTTTTTGGATATAAGTATCTGATGTTTGACTATATACTGAAAAGTTAAAGCCTAATTTTTGTGCGTGACTTTGCAAAAATTTCAGTTCTACATCATTTAATTTTATTTGCTTTTTTTTATTACCGAATATATCAATTCCTAAAAATTTCATTGAAAATCATTTACTATAAATAGTTAATGATTTGTCATTTCTGCTTATACAATAGCAAATTCAAATTTCGGTTTTGATAATTCAATTAAGCTATATACAAGAGCATCAACCCTATCATCTTTGTTTGTCGTTTTCGTTTTATCGAACTCTATCATTTCAGTTTCAAGATTCTGAAACTCTTTCAGGTGTTTTACTTTCTTTTGCTCATATAATGCTATGATGGATTCTGCACGTAAAAATTTATTTTGCTTTGCACGTACTTCTACAATCCTGATAGTCTTGTTAAACTGGCGAATGAAGTTTGTTAGAAAATGACCGCCATTATTGATTTCAATCGTGATACAATCAATACTGAAATATTCAATAGCATATTCAATTTTTTCTTGAAGCTGAACAGGTGAGTAAGTACCTGAAAGGTCTTCTATTATGAAATATTCATCATTTTTCTTTCCTGAGATTATCAAACCTGTTTCATCTGATTCCTTACTTGAAGATACAGCTACGTCAATAGCCAGAACTTTGCGGTCAAATACTTCAATCTTTTCTTGCGTGTGAACATCTTCAAGCAACTCAAAACTCCAAAGTGCATTTTCAATATTTTCACTTAATTGAGCTTCGTATAATTGTGAGAAAATCCTTTTTGGTAGTGTCTTTTTTGCTTCTTCAATTTCTTCAATTTTCAATATTCCAGCTTTACAGGCATCCCAACACGAAACAGAAAAGAAAGCATAATCTTTGTCTAATCCGGCTTTTGCACGTTTTGCGAGTTTCAAAGCCCAAACGCTTGATGTTACGTTACCTAAAAAAAGTACTGGTGCTGAGGTGTATGTTATAGTACTTCTGAGAGCAAACCAAGATTCTTCTTTTGCCCGACTGAATTCATCGAAAACACATGCGTTAAACTCAAAACCAAAAAGCGAATCTGGATTATCAGCACTCTTGAAATATATTTTTGAACCGTTTGGTAATGTGATAGTTAAGTCGGAAAGGTTTATTTTGTAGAACTTTTCAAGACCTTTTAAATATTTTTTGAACCTGTCAAAAAATATTTCTGCTTGTGAGTAGATTGGTGCGAGATAACAGAAATTTTGGTTTGTGTTCTGATGTGAGAGTTGGAAGAGATACCAAACACCCAAAAAACTTTTTCCTGCCTTAGTGCTGGAAAGAACTACTTTGTACCTTGCTGGACTGTTTAATATTTTTTGCTGATAGCTGGTTAATTTCGGTTTTTTTATTTCAATATTCACTTATCTACACTATATATATAATGTAAATAGTTACCTTAAATCATTACCGATTTTCATTCATGAAATTCTTTACTTTTTCTGAAATTTGTCTAATGTATTCTTTATATATACTTTTTAATATTTCGGGGTTTCTTCCTTTTCCTTGCTTGACTTCAGTACAATATTTTGCTGAAATAGAAAACTCTTTTGCAATTTTAGCTATTGAACCATACCCAAATCTGAAATTTTTCATACTTTGTACTATCATTAATCTCTCTCTTTCTGCTTTTTCTTGTATCTGCCTTTCTTCTTCCAAGCATTTTTCTATCTTGTAATTACTATGTTCATTTCGACTAATTCGCCTTATATGTTCAGCCGTATAATTTATTTTTTCTGCAACTTTTGTACACAATCCTTTTTTTATTTTCTTCTTAATTTTTTCTGGAATTAGTTTAATTTCTTTTGTCTTTCTCTCTTTCAGTATTATTTTTTTTAATTTCTTTTTTGCTTGCCAGTCTGGGAAATATTTTTTTAAGAGTTTTTCAATTTGTTCATTATTATACTTATTATAATATATATTCATTATTTTTCCTTCATTCTGCCCTGTTTCCGCTGCAATTTTTTGAAATATTTCTTTATTAGTCATAGTGTTAATTGTTAGTTGAAATGAAAAAAGTTAATGATATTATCATTAACTTTTTCTAAAAAAAAATACAAAATATTAAAATGGTCATATCACTTTCCATTATACTTATAAATAGTTTTTTTTCTGAAATGTTGCACTAATCCACAAAACTTATTGTAATTTTTTCAGTGCTGTTTGTCTCAATTTCGGTTTTGTCTTTCCAGTTAAATTTATTTTTCATAATGAATTGATACACGCCAGCATTACCCATTTTTTCACCAACGATTAAATCATAACCGATTTTCTCATATAGTAATTCACATTCTCTTTTTGCCTTATCTAACTCTGCCTGAAACAAATCACCATCTTTCAATCCTAAAATGTGTGCTTCTACTGTCCGAAAGTCGCACTCAGGGAATGTTTTTTCTCTGAAACCAGAACGCAAATGCTGTAAATACAAATTGAATACCCTTTCAAAATCTGCTTTATTTTTGAACAGTTTTTTATTCTTATTGCCAAATCTTTGCTGACTTTCGTTCTTTTTTATCTCTTTTTCCATTTTTCTGAGAGCTTTTTTAAATAAATAGTCAAAAGCACACTATTTATTTATAAAAAATATAAATATTAAAAATATGGGTCTAAGTAATTCACTTCCAAAAACGAATACCAGTTTCGTTCATTTTTCAGCAATAACATTAACAAAAATTGTAAATTCTAATCTGCAAAGTATCAATCAATACAGATATAAAGAGATAACCGCAAATACAAAAAGCTATCAGGAAAGCTATCAAAAAGGTCTTGAATACCAGTATTTTATACAAGATTACGTTGCAAGGAGATATGATTACACCATAGACTTTTTTGAAGATGCTTATACTCAATTTTTGAGTGGCGAAACCCGGCAAGGAATTGAAATAAAAAATGATGCTATGATTGCGAAAACTGGAAATGTCTATCTTGAAATTGCCGAGAAAAAGAAAGCTGAAAATGAGAGTTGGATTGAATCCGGGATATTGAATACTAAGTACAAATATTTTTTGATTGGGGATAAGAAAGTTTTCTATATGATTAGCCGGGAAAACCTGATGAAGCACTTTGAAAGTCTGAAACCTGATTCTTTAATTTTTGAAGGAAAAACGTCTGTTGGGTTGTTGGTTTCAGTTTCGGACTTTATCCGGATGGGTGGGAGAGAGTATGTTGTTGAAAATCGGTAATGATAAATCCTGAATGATTAGTCATTCAGGATTTTCATTTTCTTCATTCTCTTCGTTTTTTTTAGGTGTGATAGTTCTTATTAACGCATCTATATCGTCTCTTAAATGGCTTACTGCTTTGTTATAGTTTTCATTTTTTATTTTAAAACTTGAACCATATACAGCTTTATCTACTTCATTCCCTACATCAATAAGCTCTGATATTAAGCCTGATACTGAATAACTATCAACTAAACTTCTTACCATACTTCTGTATTCATGAAAAACGTCACTTAAAATATCAGCATTATTACTACTATAATCATCCTTAATTCTTTCTTTGAGTTTCTGAATTTTATCAATTTTTTCCATTGCTGTAACTGTTCAGTATAACCCTGTTCCCGGCTTTTAGTGGATGAAATAAGTAATTTACTTATTCTTATTAAGAATATCTATAATATGTTTTAAACCTATTCCTATAACTATACCTGAGTTTTCATGGTACTCCATAACCCTTTTATTATTATCTAAGTATTTATTCCCCTTCTTATCTTCTAAATCGTTAAATTGTTTCCTATATGCTGAAATTACGCCAATTAAATGCCATTTATTATCCATATTACTCTTTACAATTATCGGACTTCCTGAAAAACCGGGATTATTATGTCCATCTAAAAATATAATGTGAACACCATTCTCTGTTGTACTTCCTGATATAATTCCTTTTTTTACCAGTGCTAATGGGAAATTATTATTTAGGTTTTGAGTATCAAGCATTTTTAAACCAAAAGGAAAACCAGCAAAGAAACTATCTTCTCCCATTATGAAAGTAGTTATTTTTAGGTCAAAACCAGATTCAAAGTAAGGTACATTAATAGGTCGGATTACTGCAATATCCACTAATGAATTTGAATCTAAGTAAATAATTCCCTGTAAACTCTTCCAAGTACTATCACTAAAAATTGCAAAAGTTATCTTGTCTTTATTTTTTGCCTTTTCAAATAAGTGTCTGGCTGTAACAAAATAATTCAAATAATCATGTGTAATTGAAAAAGCTGTCGCTGTTTTTTTAGTTTCAATATTTAATATTTGAAATACTGAACTATAAACTTCATAAGTAGGATAGTTTTGACCTCGTGTACTTGTAAAAGAGTACATTAGAATAAACATGCAAATTAAACCTTTTTTCATAGTGGTAAATTATTCAGTATAACTCTGAACAGGTTCTAAGTAGATATAACAAAGTTACTAAGAAGGAATAGGAAGTTATCAACAAATTTTCCACATAGTTATCTGTATATCAGCATAGTATGTTAATATTTAGAGTTTATTAGTAGATTCGCTTTTACTTTTATTTACCTCAAAAACTTATAACTACTATGTCTTACGCAAATCTATATTTCGGAAAAGACCTAACACAAATCACCTATCAGGACGTTGAAGACTATTTTACAGATGCAAAAGATGAATCTAATAAGATAGAATACAAGTCTTATAACCCTAAAAGTAATGAGGATGATAATCTGAATAAAATCTTCACCTCTATATGTGCCATGCTTAATAGTGAAGGAGGGTTAATTGTTTGGGGAGCACCACAAGGTCAAACAAAAGATGTGAATGGAAAAAAAGTAAAATATTTTACTGGTGCTCTTACACCACTACCATTTAGAGAGAAAGATAGTTTTATAAATAAAGCTACTGATAAAATAACTCCTGCACCAACTGGTATTAAATTTCAACCTATTCAGGGTGATTCTGGATATATCTATATCATTGAAGTAGAAAAGAGCTTTTACTCACCTCATCAATTTGAGTATGTCTATTATATGCGAATTGATGGGCAAAATAAGCCAGCACCCCACTATTTTGTTGAGGCACTGTTTAGAAAAGTTACTTTTCCAAAACTGGAAGGGCACATAACATTTCAAAGAGTTAATAATAATTATAATATTAATTCCTATGAAATACCTATACTATTAACAATTCAAAATCAATCAAGATTACAAAATGAATATGATATTTATCTTAAAGTAGCGATAAAAGGAGGTTATTTAAGGACACGTTCATTAGAAAATGCGAGACGTGAAAATGTTGATGAATACAGTATAACAAGTTTAACTAATCAAAAAGACACCCTTTATCATAATGAACCATTAATACGAGAAGTAAAAATTATTGCTTCCATAGGTTTACTTTCTCAAAACGACCATGTATTAGAAGTTAATTTATATTTTGGAGGTAAACAATCTCCTTTAATGGTATCTACCTATGAAGTTTATACTGGTTCATCACATTTTCTTAATGATATTAACAAATGTGTTACTGTTAAAAAACTAAATACCTATATATATCAGGAGGAATACAAATAAAAAATCCTGACCTCAAAGAGAACAGGATTTCCTTCAACCAGCTATGCGAGTTGTATGTAACTCGACTTGCAATTTATATTTTTCTTACTGAAATATCAAAATCTGCTGAAAATTGCGTAGTTCTACGCAAAAATGTGCTGAAATTCAAAGAAATAGGGTGAAAATACCGTAAAACTACGTATTGACTTTGTAGTATGGATTGTGGAGGTTTGATAGATAAATTCTATACTCTATTCTAAAAAATTAGTTATGGTAGATACATTACCTGTTGAAGGTCTTACAAGTAGATTAATAGGCTCAACTATTAGAAGTCTCGCTTTAAGAGTAACCTTTATTGTTGCATTAACTTTATCATTAATATATATAGGTTTTTTAGTTTATATGTATTACACTATTGGTGAATATTATAAAAGGGCTGATTATAAAGCATATAATTTGGTTTTAGAAAATCAAGGAAATTTTCTATTAATACTTGTTCTCTCTTTTATGATTGGCTTGCTTTTTGAAATTGGGCAATATACTATAAAATTTCTAACAGGTGTTGAAAAAAAATCAAATAAAGACTTTGTAGAGTTGTTAATGGTAGAAAAAATTCCAAACTTAGAGAGTAAAATCTCTCTCTTTGAAAAAACACTTACTAAGAATTTTACTGAAATTGAAAAAGAAATAAAAGGTGTAATAAAAGGCAATACTACAATAGATGGAATTCAAAAGGCGATTTATGAAAAAGTATTAAATGACTTACAAAAGGAAGTAGTAGAAAGTTCAAAAAAAGAAGTATATGAAAAAGTTTTACAAAATTTAGATATTTATTTAATTGAAAAAGTAGAAGAAAATTATAGAAAATTAATAAATTTTGAATTATTTATTGATTCGATAAATCCTATAACTTCTGACACTCAAAAGTCAATTGATAAACTACAAAGAAACTCAGCTTTAAATTTATATCTTGGTATAATAGTAACAAGTATTTCGGTTTTTATTCTTATATCAACTATTTTATTTTCCCCAAGGGAAACAGATATTTCAATAGCATTGATTAATTTGTTGCCACGTATTTCTTTTGTTATATTTATTCAAATTTTTGCTTTTTTCTTTTTAAGACTTTATAGGAATAATCTGGAAGATATAAAGTATTATCAAAATGAATTAACAAATCTAAATACTAAGGTTTCAGCCCTAAAAGTAGCACATATATTTAAAAATGAAAAGAGGGTAGACTCTATTCTGAAAGAATTATCTCTGGTAGAGAGAAATTATAAATTAGCGAAAGAAGAGAGTACTGCATATTTGAAAAAAGCAGAACTGGAAAATGAAATGGATACTGGAATGTTAAATATGTTGACTGACTTATTAAAGTATTACCAAAAAACAGAAGAAAAGAAGGAAGGTAAGAAAGAAGAAAAGAAAGAAGAAAATAAAGAAGATAAAAAAGCATAATATAGTTATTAGTAATAACCAAAAATGATTTGTTTACTCTGATATATAGAAAGAAATATAGATATTATGACAAATACACCTAATAAATCTCTTATTGATAACTGGTCTTTAGAAAATGTAGCTGCTTTAGTTGATGGAGATACGGAACTCTTATATCCAGAAGAGGATGAGTTGTATAGTTCAATCGGGTCATTATCAAGTTTAATAAATGGTATATTATTTTATGAAAAAACATTTTTTTTAGATAATGGTTTTCAGTCAGCATGGTTAAGATTTCCTAATTTTAAAAAGAAAATTGCCCCATTATTGACTCCATTTATTTTAGATTACGAGAATAGAATTTTGCCATTAAATAATAATAATTTAGGAGCAGATTATTACTTGCTTATGTCTAAATATGTTGATGCTGACCTTTATATAAGTCCCGAAAGAGCAACAAAAGTAATTGATAATCCAACAATTAACATTGACAATAACTTTATTGAATTAATAGATGCCATTGACAAGGAATTAGGAATAGAAGCAGATAAGCTATGGTCAAAGAAGGTGAAAGCAGGAATAAAGCATAATTTTATAGTACCTTCTCTAACACAATATGTTTTGTCACAATCAACTTCTGCTAATGATATCCTTCAAGTACTTACTGAATTAAAAAAATCAGAAGAGATTGAGGAGTTAAATGAAGTAATGAATGAAGCATCTTTAAATATTGATAGAGCCATTGAGTTTCAAAAGGAAGTCGATATGATTATTAAAGATAAATTTAAAACAGGAGAGAGTATTCCAGAGCCTTGGTCATTTTCAGTAAGTATTTTATTCTTTTCAATAGGCAGAAATTTCAGAAGCCCCAATAATGAAACAAAGTCTTATATTACATTTCTAAAAAATTTAATTTCTTGTAGAACAGAATCATACAACTTAAAGAAACATGTAGATAGATTATTTAAAAATAATAAATAACAACTTTTGTAATAATAATCATAGCATATTTAATTATGACAGTTCCAACCCATTTAAGTCACAGACCCATTATTGCCATAGATGATTACGATGAAATAGACGGTCAATACGCTGGTAATACTGATGTAGAATCATTATCAATCGGACAAGCTCAATATGATGAAGATGACTTCTCAGTAAAAGTTTTTAGACGAGTAGGTGGTAGATGGAGCAGACAAAGTGAGGAACTACCTATTCATAGAAATATAGACTTGACGATTCTGGTTGTAGCATCTATGTTAGAAGGTGAAAGACCTATTTCAAGCATGAATGAGCAAATTATTTCACAGGCAGGAAATCAACGACTTTTAGCTTACTATCAAGCAAATCAGGGAATACTAATGCCAAGATTAAAAGAGTTAAAAGAACTACTGGATAGACTATTGTAAACAACTATAAACATGAAAGATAAAGAAAAATATTTGATAGCCTTAAAACAAAATAATGGTGAGCAGGATGAATATACTTTAGGTGAAATGTTAGGTTTTACAGATGAACAAACAAAACAAATTATAGAAGAGCTTGAACAAGAAGGTAAAATAGAATTTATATCGTTTGGTTTATGTAGTTATCAGGTAGTTAAATAATTATTCCAAAGTTAATCAGACTGCTTTTTATGCTTCAACTTTTCCATGATGAACAAATCTTAACACAATCCTCTGAGGGTGCTGTAACGCTTACTACACACCGTATCTGCTATGAATATAAGGATTGGGGACGTTCATACAATCAGAGTATCATGCTGGAACATATTACCTCCTGTGAAAATTATTTCAGTACCTACATCATTTTATTAGTCTTAGCTGGTATTGCTTTAATAGGTGGAGGTATGGGAGGTGGTAGTTTTTTTGCTACTGGATTATTGGTAGCCATAGCTCTTGGAGCACTTTATTTAGCTACACGAAAGAACTTTATCATTATAGCTTCTCCAAGTACCCAAATGAAAATAAAGGTTACTGGAATGAAAAGAGGAGATGTACTTGAATTTATTAATAAAGTTGAACATGCCAAGCATAAAAGAGTACTTTCTCTTAATAACAGACCCAATGCGATAATATAAGAACTTTTAAAAATATTAACTACTATTGACTTTCGTCAATGCTTTACTGATATTTGATAACCTTTACCTCTTACTACTTAATATTTTCCACAATGCAACCACTTACTACACCAGTGGATGAAGAAAATCCACAACCACAAATAATCCCATTAGAAGAAAATCTATATTCTGACAGTGGAGGAAAACAGGTTTATTATTTTTATAATACTAACTCTGAATCTATCTACAAAACTAAGGAAATTAATACCAATGAACAGAAAATTACGCTTTACCCTTATACATATAGACGTAATACTAATGAAATAAAACCAAGACCTATTAATAAAATTGTATTAAAAGGATGGGAATCACTTTCTGACCTGCCTGCTTCACTTAGGTTTACAAAGGGGTATGGAATGCGTTATAAAAGTACTAAGTTACTTTTCTTTTTTCTTCTCAAAAAGTTTGAAGACTTAGAAACCATTGTTATTGGTACTAATATGGCGGGTGTTAGCACACGTTTCTCAACAAAAACAATTACTTTTAATTGGGATGAGTTAGAACAAATTTTAAAAAAGATAACCAAAGAAATAAATTTATCAGATAGCTTTAAAAGACATTTAGTAAATAATGAATTAGCTAACATTTCTCGAAAAGTTAGTAAAATTGAAAAAAAATTAACCGGAGGGCATCTGAAATATTTTTTAGAAAAGTTCGCATCTTTTGAGAAGATGAATGCAAGTGACGTTGATTCACTCGCAATGATATTTGATACTTTACCTGCTGGAAGAATTATTTCGACTTCACATTTTATCAAAACAAAAGAGAGAATAGAAACAGTTTTTTTAGAAGATATTATTTCCAAGTTTAAAGTGTTACTATTAGAAACAACGGATAATGAGGAAAAATGGCAAAACTTTTTTGAAAGCTACTCTTGGGTACTAAGTCACTTGTTCCCTTATCAAGTAATTCTAAACAAAGGTAAAGCCTATTTAGGTGGTAAAACTATTGAAGACGAAAAAGGTCGAATTGTGGATTTCTTATTTAAAAATGAATTAGGAGATAATTCTGCCCTAATTGAAATAAAAACTCACATAAAACCACTGGTAAAACCTAATCCTTATAGAAAACCTAACGTTTACTTTATTTCTGATGAACTTTCAGGTGGAATAAATCAATGTTTAGACCAAAAAGATATTTTTTTAAAATATTTGAATACTTTAGGAAGTTCCGATGAATTGCCACCTCATGCTTTTGATCCCAAGGCTATATTAGTTATAGGGAAAAAATCAAGTTTAAATAAGAGTCAGGCTAAATGTTTTGAGTTGGTGAGAGCAAACCAAAAGCATGTAGATATAGTTACTTTTGATGAATTACTTTCAAAATTAGAAATATTGTATAAAGTTATAACAGGAGCAATAAATTTATAAAATTACTTTCTAAAATTTTCAAACTATGGCAGTAATACCTACTTATTATGAAAGCCCATATACTAACGTGGGTAAATCTTACTTAATTATTTCAACATGGGAAGGAAATAATAATAAGTTTTTTTCTGAACGATTGCATATATTTATCAATCATAAAAATCAACATTTTATAAAAGGTGAAAAGACTCAATATAATAATAAGGAAGAAATTAAAATAACTTTTGATGAGTTCATTGCTTATGACTTAGAGATTGCAAAAAATTTTCTTTTATATGATATAATAATTCCTTTATTTGAAAGTTCAATTAATATGTTAAATTTTGAAGAGATTGAAAATTTTAAAATAGTAGACCAAAGATGCCTATTTTTTCTAAATTATAAATTCCCTCAACTTACAATGGATATTAGTAATTTAACAAAAAATGAAAAAATTAAGCACTATATTAGTCTTATAAAAATGACTAATATAGATACATCTGCCATATACCTATAATTTATTTTAAAATATAATTCCTCTATATATATTTTTTTCTTTCATAGAAACTATTTATATTTGTACTGAATTCTTTCATGTATTTTAGTTTAAAAAGTCGCCAAAACTTTAAAAGACCTCTCAGCAATGAGAGGTCTTTGTTTTTCCTGCCAAATCCTGACATCTGGCATATTTAAAATACTGACAATAAAAAATATTTTCTGTCTATTTGTCAGTTTTGAAAAATAGTTTTTTAGTTAATTTATTGAATATCAGTATTTTATCTTTTTTCAAACAAAAGAAATTAAATGAATTGTTTTGTCTGGCAGAGATGTATAATTTTTGCTGGAGTTATAACTATTTATAAAAACAAAAGCTGTTTTGGCGAACAGCATCATTAAACTAAAACATACATGAAAAATCATGATTGAAAAACAGTATCTAATCCCAAGTAACCTTGACCTTATCAAGCTAATTACAGAGAAAGAACAATCCAAACAACTCTATAAAGCAAATCCACGTGAGAATCATTTACCTAAGTTCTTGCCTCGCTACCTGTATTTTATTAACACCTACTACATGCTGAGAAATAAGGATAAGAGTAATACGAAAAACACATTCATCAATATTAGTCAAACACAACTCAAACAGGTTTTTGGAAAGACTGTCAATATTGGAGTTTGTATTAAGAATCTACTGGCATGGGGAATATTTGAACGAAATGACAATTTCCATCCGGGAATATTTAGTAAGTCTTACAGGCTCACAGAGCAGTACCGGGAAGTAAAGGCAAAAGTCTTTCAATGTGATGATGCTGAATTAATGCAATCTATTGAAAAGGGTTTTGAAAAACTGGCTGTAAAGAACGAAAAGAGGAAAGAGAATAAAACTAAAAATATACTTGAAAATAGTAAATTGAAAGAATACAGGTTTTTGCGAGATAACCTACTGGAAATTGAAATAGATAGTATTGAAGCAAGAAAATATGTTAGCTGGTGTCTGGAAAATAAAATACCTCTCAGGGATAAGGACGTAAAAACGAAATGGTTTACTTATACAAAGAAGAATAGAACATTTGATGATGAGAATTATACAGCCTTCCTTTCTTCTATAAACCAAATATCAGAAGGAGATATAAATTTTAAACTGGATAGCAATTCAGGGAGAGTATATAGCTACATCACAAACCTACCCAATTTACTACTTCCATTTATATCAGTTAAAAAATATACAAATGATATTGGGAAATCATTAGAAGAAAGTAAATTGATAGAAATAGACATTACTTCAAGCCAACCATACTTTTTAATAAAATTTTTACATGATTATATAACTAAAAAACATATAAATGATAATAATGGGAAATCATTAGAAGAAAATAAATATAATTATTATACTCATATCTCCCCTAATGATTTCCCAACAATAGAAGAATTAAAAAAACTAACTCATATATATTCTACTGACTTATACAGTCATATATCTACTGAGATTGGTATAACCAGAGAAGAAGCAAAACATCTTTTCTTTTCAAAATACTTATTCTCTAAACCCACTACACAGAGTAGTGTACGTACTTATATGAGTACTCATTTTCCTCTCATTACTCAGATTATTGATTCTTTTAAAACAAGAGGTTTGGAATACTTACCTAATCAGCTATCCAAACTCGAATCTGAATGTATCATTAATAGAATCTGTAAGCGTATCTCAATACAATATTCAGATAGTATTATACTTACTAAGCATGATTGTATTATTACGACACTTGATATGTTAGATGTAGTGTATAATATCATGCTTGAAGAATTACAAGAGTTCACCGGAATACCTGTAAAACTCAAAACAAAGGTATTTGAAAGACCTCAGTTTGAATATTCAGGTAGTGAGATTGAAAACAATACATATAAATATGATGTGCTGGTTCAGGATTTTGTCAATGAAACAAAAGTAACTGATAAAATCAGTAATGATGAAGATAATGGTAATATAATTATTGAAACTCTAAATGAAAAGTATTTCAAAGGATATTTTTACAGAGAGTTTTTTGTAAAATGTGATTCAGATGAAACAGAAGAATATCAGAAGAAAAGAATTGATTATGAAATATACAAAGTTCATTATCAACATTTCGGCAGGAAAGAGTTAGTGCTAACAGAAGAAGATGAACAAGAATATAATAATTTGTCATACAAATTCTAAATAAAAAAATACGTAAAACACTAACAAAAAATGAAAGTAAAACACAATAACAAAGAATACAAAGAAATTATCAAAAGACATAATAGAAAATGGAATGAAATTTCAAAAGACAAAACACTGCCAGAAGGTTTTATAAGAGAGTATCAATATAGATTAAATTGGAATAATATTTCAGAGTATCAGGAATTATCAGAAGAATTTATTAGAGAATTTCAAAATAAATTAGATTGGAATTTAATTTCAAAATATCAAAAACTCTCTGAAGACTTTATAAGAGAATATCAAAACAAATTTAACTGGAATATAATCTCACGTTATCAAATGTTCTCAGAAGACTTTATAAGAGAATTTAAGAATAAAATTCATTTGTTTGATGTTTCAAGATATGTAACAATACCATTTGACATTATAAGAGAATTTAAAGATAAAGTATGTTGGTGGAATATTTCAAAATTTCAAAAATTACCAGAAGACTTTATAGTTGAATTTAAAGATAAAGTCAATTGGCTTAACATTTCAGAATATCAAAAACTATCTGATACATTTATTATAAAGTATATTGATAAACTAAGTATTAAAATGTTAAAAGAAAGTAACAACGTTTCATTTGAATTCAAAAGAGACTTCTTAGAGCAACTTAAATAA